CGTATGATCGCGTTTTCTGAAGTTGTTGACGGCGCGGAAGATAAATCAAACTGGTGAAATCAAACGATATGACACTACGGAGCGATGAGCGGCGCCGAAAGTTGTATCAGGACAAGCCGAAGTCTGTGGTATGCGACGAATGCGGCGCTCCTGCGACAAGCTGGGAGATGGACGACACCGTCTCTGAGCGAGACGGCTTTAGGTTGGTTGTGCTAGTGGGGCCGCGCTACGGATGCGCGCGTCATTTACCAATGCCAGAGAAGGTTCGGTCCAGGAATGGGTGGTAAGGGCAGCGGTGGATATCGGATTGGCGCCGGAAGACCACGGAAGAGCTCAGAAGAGCACGCCGTCACAGGGGACGCTGGCCGCCGCGGCCGGCTGATCGAGTATCCGAGCACTGCTACGGTGTCGGATCTTCCCATGCTGGGCGAATCCGACGCGCCGGCCGATCTGTCGGCCGATGAGAAGCGAATCTGGGTGCGCTTGGCGCCCCACGCGATGCAGGCCGGGACGCTGACCACGGCCTCGGAGCTGGCCTTTGTCCTCCTCTGCAAGAACGTCGTGCTTGAGCGGGCCTACGCGGGCAGCGTGCAGGACCGAGGTAGCGCAAACCACCGCGGCATCATTCAGCGGGTAGAGGGCGGCCTGGATGCGTTCGGGTTGCGGCCACAGGGTCGGCGGATGCCGCAGGCGAAGCCGATCGAGCAACCATCCGCGAATCCGCTGTCGAAATACCTGTCACGGGCCTGAGATGAAACCGATCCCGCTGCCTGAGCTCGCCTCGCATCCTGAGCCGAGATTTGTCGAGTTCGCGAAGGCCATCGGGCGAACAGCCGATGTGCCGGAGCGCGCACACACGGATACCTTGCCGGCCCTGGTATACCGATCTGGGCTCGTGATGACCGAGTGGGCACTCTCCGAGGAGGAGCTGGCCAGGCTCGGCCGCGGTGAGCGTGTTCGGTTGTGGATTCAGACCTACGGTCGCGCTATTCATCCGGTCGCGCTGGAAGTGACGAGCGAAGATCACCCGTGACGACCCTCGATCCCGTCACGCGGTACGCCCAAGGCGTCATCAGTGGGACGATCATCGCGTCGCGGTTGGTGCGCCTCGCGTGTGGGCGGCACCTTCGCGATCTGGACGAGCAGCAAGACAAAGGCCTGCAGTGGCGAGCCGAAGAAGCCCAGCGCGGAATCGAGTTTTTCTCTGAAGTGCTGTTTTTGCCGGAAGAGACGACAGATACAGGACGCGCGAACGGTCAGCCATCCCCGTTCCTGCTGTCGCCGTTCCAGGCGTTCAAGGTCGGCTCATTGCTGGGGTGGTATACCGCAGCAGGATTTAGGCGCTTTCATATCGCGTATTGGGAGGAAGCCAAGGGTAACGGGAAAACCCCGCTCGCCGCCGGACTCATGCTCTATTTGCTAGTGGCCGATGGTGAGCGCGGGGCGCAGCTGTTCACGGCCGCGGTCACGAAAGATCAAGCCAAACTCGCCTTCGCGGATTGCGAGAAGATGGTGAACGCCTCGCCCTATCTGAAATCGATTATCGATCAGAAGGTCAATAATCTAGCGTTCCTCGAGCGACACTCCTTTATCCGACCAGTCAGTTCAGAGAAGCGCGGGCTCGACGGCAAACGTGTGCAGGGCGCGGTCATTGACGAGCAGCACGAGCATCCGGACGACCAGGTGACCGCGAAGATCATTGCGGGCATTAAGGGCCGGCCAAACGCGCTCGTCATCATCCCGACCAACTCTGGGTACGATCGCGAGACCATCTGCTACCACTATCACGACTACTCGCGGCAGGTGCTTGAGGGCACGGTCGTCAACGACGAGTGGTTCGCGTTCATCTGCCACCTGGATGCGTGTGATACCTGTCATCGGGCGGGGCATTATCAGCCGGTGGACGAATGCGAGACGTGCGACGACTGGAAGACGGAAGGGCCGCATTGGCTGAAGGCAAATCCGAACCTGGGCGTGTCGATTCCGTGGTCGTACGTGCGGGGCCAGGTCGCGACCGCGGTCGGCATGCCGTCCCAGCGAAACATTATCCGCCGGCTAAACTTCTGCCAGTGGACTCAGCAGCAGAGCGTCTGGATCTCTCCGGAGTCGTGGCAGGGCTGCAAGGGTGCGGTCTCGACAGCCTCCTTAGTCGGGCGGGAGTGTTACCTCGGGATCGACCTCTCCGACAAGATCGACCTGTCGTCCGTGGTGGCGATCTTCCCGCGTGAGATGACTGTTGAGCTCAAGGTCAAGATCGGTGAGGGTGACGATATTCCGATCGACCACGCCTTGGATGTGTTGCCGTTCTTTTGGATGCCCCGCGCGACGCTACAACGGCGGTCGCAAGAGGACAACATACCCTACCCACAATGGAAAAAGGATGGATATCTCTTCGCGACGGCAGGGTCGATGATTGATCATGATGCGATCGTGGACTACATCGTCACAGTGTTGAGACCGAAGTACCAGATCAAGGGCATTGGGATCGACCAATCAGGCGCCGCGTCTGTGATCACGCGGCTCCGTCGTGAGTTTGGTGAAGACTTCGTGAAAGAGATCCCACAGGGGTATCGTCGGTTGAACGCGCCGAGCCGCATCACTGAAGCCTTGGTGGTGAGCCGGCAATTGGCGCATCCCGGGAACCCGTTGATGGACTGGTGTTTGAGCAATATGGCGGTCGAGGAGAACTCGTGGCGCGAGATTCGACCCATCAAGATCGATCAGCGAAAGCGCATCGACGGCGGCGTCGCATTGATCGTCGCCCAAGCCGCGATGCTCGAGATACCGCTCGTGCGCTATGGTGCCGTCGTGCGGAATCTGGGCGAGTGGGCATGATGATTCGGGCGAATCTAAATTTTCTGACGTTTCTCGCCGGCTTCGTGCTTCTTTCGGCCTCGCTAGCGGCCCATTCCTGGCAGATCGCGAGCGCTGTTGATGGCCTGATTTTGATGGGCGTCGCCGTTTATCCCTTCATTCGCAAAGGTGATCCGCGTGGATCTGCTTAGGCAGCTACTGCAAGGCGGGCTGCAGGCGAGTACGCCTGGACCGGCCGATGATTTCTGGTACGGTCCGGTCGGAACGCTGACTGCCTCCGGCCTTCGTGTCGATGCAGAAGGCGCGAAGAAGATCTCGGCATGGTTCCGCGGGCGAGATATTCTCGCGACGTCGCTCGCGATGCTCCCGTTGCATCTCTATCAGCGATTGCCAGATGATGCGGGCGCTGAGAAAGCGACGCAACATCTCCTGTACGACGCGTTGCATCGGAAGCCGCATCCGGCGGTGGCGGGGGACTCGTTCACCTGGCGCCGACAGGCCATGTACGACCTCATCGATTACGGCTGGGCCTACGACTACATCGACGTGACCTCCACTTATTGGGGCTTTCGCCGGATTGATCCGCGCACGGTTCGACCGGAACTATTGAAGGCCGGACGATTCGCCGGCAGGCTGCTGTTTCATGTGACGGACGAGTACGGGGCCGTACGGACGCATACGCAGGATGAGATTTTCTTTCGCATGGCCGGAGAGGGGAAAGGCATCTTGGAGTGTGCCAGGGAAAGCCTTGGCCTCGCGGCCACGACGGAAACTTATGCGGCCAAAATCTTCGGCTCGGGCGCGATGGCCGCTGGGGTGATCGAAACACCTGGCCCGATGACGGGCGACGCCATGCGCGAGATGGCACAGTCCTTCCGGACCGCCGCCGGCGATTGGCATATGCCGCGCGTGCTACCGTTCGGCGCGAAGTACACGCAAGACAACGGCATGACGCCAGAGAAGGCGCAGATGTTGTTGTCGCGCAAGTTCTCGGTGACCGATATCGCGCGCTGGCTCGGGATTCCGCCGCACATGCTGATGGATCTCGAGCGGGCGACGTTCTCCAACATCGAGCATCAAGGTCAAGAATACGTGACCTACTACCTCGGTCCCTGGTTGTCGCTGTGGGAGTTCGCCATCAACGACCAGCTCGTGTTGCAGCCCGCTCGGTTTTACGCGGAGTTCACTCGAGAGGCCCTTGTCCGCGGCGACCTGGAGACACGCTGGAACGCCCACGAGAAAGCGGTGAACGCTGGGATTAAGACCGTCGATGAAGTGCGCGGGACAGAGAACTTGAACAAGCGGGGCGGGAAGGCGGACGAGCTCAGGGAGCCCCAAAACATCGTTGGGAAACCGCGTGCCCCGGAACCAAATCTGAGCTCGAACAGTCGGTCACGGGCTCAGGCGATCGCGCAGGCCTCCGCAGCGCGTGTATTGCGGAAAGAAGTGAAACGCGTGCAGGCGCTGGCAGTCAAATACGCGGCGGACGGCGACGCGTTCGCGGCGGCGGTCACGGCCTTCTATGCCGATCATGTGCTGCTTGTGCAGGCGGAGCTCTTGGGATCTGGAGCAGAGTCGTATTGCGCCGGCCAGGCGGCGCAGGTCGTAGCCAATTGGGTAGAAGCGGTTCGCGCCTGGGAGATGCCCGAATATGCCGCGGGGCTTGCCTCGCTGGCGCTAGAGAGCGAGGCGGCATGAGATATGGACACATCGTGCAATACGTCGCATCTCAGGTCTGGGCGATTCAGCCTGAAAAGATGCAAGAGCTACTGTCCGTCTTGGTGTTTAGGGCTTGCGGGCAGGCATTCACGCCTGCGGAAATCCAGGCCAGGATCGGTCCAGCCAAGCGGCAGGCCCAGTCTGCCTCGTCTGGCTCTGTAGCTGTGGTGCCGTTACGTGGTGTCATCGCGCATCGGATGGGCACGCTCGACGAGTCATCGGGCGGGATGTCAGCTGAGCGGTTCACGCAGCAGATCCGGGCGGCCGCGGCCGACGACAGCATCGGTGCGATTGTGATGGACGTCGATTCGCCTGGCGGCACGGTCGCCGGTCTGGTCGAGGCTGCGGATGCAGTGTTTGAGGCGAGGCAGCGCAAGCCGGTAGTTGCCGTGGCTAATGCCACGATGGCGAGCGCGGCTTATTGGCTGGCATCGCAAGCCACGTCCATTTCGGCGATTCCCTCGGCTCTTGACAACGGCATCGGGTCTATCGGTGTGTTTTCCGTTCACGCGGATATCTCGGCGGCACTCAAGAAGGAAGGTATCAAGGTCACGCTCATCAAGTCAGGTGAGCACAAGGCCGAAGGTAATCAATTCGAGCCGTTGTCGAAGGACACCCGCGAGCACATCCAAGCGTCTGTCGACGCGGCCAAGACGGCGTTTGTGGGAGCCGTAGCGCGCGGACGTGGTATCAGCCGTGAAGCGGTCGTAGGGCTCGGTGATGGCCGTGCCTTCGCGGCTACTGACGCATTGAAAGTCGGATTGGTAGACGCGATCGAGCCGTTCGATGAGGTATTGTCCAGGTTGGTCGGTGGACAGCCGACGCGGACGGCTGCTCGAGCAGATGTTGGTGACCGGTATCGGTTCTAGCATGGCTCGTCCGAAGCTCTCTCCTGATGAAAAATTAGTGCCAGCCAAGTGCAGCTTGCCTGCCGATGTCTTCGACAGTGTGGATTCAATCGCACGCCAGCGAGAGACCACCGTATCGGCTGTAATCCGGTCGGTGGTCGTTCGGGAGTTTCGCGAACCCGAAACCGCATCCCCAGATAAGCACAGGTAAAATTCAGGGCTAGAGCGAACCGCGACTCTCTCGAGGCGCGGCCGTGATGGTAGCAGGTCGAGATCTATGTCGACTGCTGTCCATCAGGGTCGCGCCGTTTTCTTTGTGGGTTGCCGTGTGGCGAGGATTCCACTGATGAACATCAAACAACTGCGACAGATGGCGGCCGACAACGAAGCGTCCGCTAGCAAGCTGAAGGCCGAAGGGCGTACGCTGCTGGCCAAGTCCAGCCGGAGCGCGGAAGAGACGGCGCGTCTCGACGCCATCGACGGAGAACTCGCCACGCTGGCATCGGCCCGCGCTGACATTGATGCCGACACGGCTCGAGCTGAACGTTATGCCGAAGAGCAAGTCTCTCAGAGCGCGCTGCATCCCGTGCGGGAGTCAGCCGGAGGGGTCAAGACGACTGGTCGCTGGGAAGGCCACGACGCCGAGGAACGGCTCGCTGTCGGGGCTACTCCGACGGTCTACCGGGCACTGCCGGCCATGAAGGGCCACGAGGCATTGGCCTACGCTTTCGGCCAGCAACTGGTCGACGTCTTCCACGCCACCACGCGCCATCAGATGAGCCAGAACCTCGCCACGCTGCAGGCTGCGGCCCAGGGCGCCGGCGAAAAGATCGGATCTGACGGTGGGTTTGCCGTGCAGACCGACGTCGCGTCTGGGCTCATGGAGCGCGTGTTCGAGGGCGGTGCCCTCCTGAATGCGGTCCGCCAGATTCCGCTGTCCGCCAACGCGAATGGGGTAACGCTCAACGCGGTCATCGACGAGCGCAGCCGTGCGACCGGGTCTCGCTGGGGCGGCGTGAACGCGTACTGGGTCGATGAAGGCACGGCGCCAACGGCGAGCAAGCCGAAGTTTCGCAAGCTCGATCTGAAGCTGAACAAGCTGGCGGCTCTCGGTTACGCGACGGACGAACTACTCGCCGATTTCGTGGCGCTCGGTTCGGTCATGTTCCAAGCGTTCACCGAGGAGGTTCGGTTCCTTGTTGAGAACTCAATTCTAAGCGGGACCGGCGCCGGCCAGCCGCTTGGCGTGCTGAGCGCCGATGCAAAGGTGGCGGTGACCAGAACGACCACCAATCGCATCAAGCATGCCGACGTTATC